ACAAGGCCATGAAGACAGACAAAGAACTAGCCATGTTTGTTTATATTGCACCGTTCCTGAGACAGGCAAAAGCAATTGCATGGGCAAGATTAAAGCAGAAGATAGAACCATTGCGTAGAACCTCTGTGATCGACATAAACGAGGGTGAACTGTCGGTCAGGTTTAAACATAATGGAGCGATCATTAGATTGTTTGGAGGTGATAATCCTGATGCTTTACGAGGAATGCGACTTGATGGCTGTGTGATAGATGAGGTAGCTCAGATAAAGAACGAGCTATGGTCAGACATAGTCCAGCCAGCCCTATCAGATCGTCTAGGCTGGTCATTGTTTATTGGTACACCACAAGGTATTAACTTGTTCTCTGAGTTGTACTACAAGGCTGTAAACGAAGAAGGATGGACGTCTGCCAGATACACAGTATTTGACACAGATAGCTTGCATCCTGATGAGGTAACTCGTCTTAAACGAGACATGAGTGAGACATCGTTTGCCAGAGAATATTTATGTGACTTTTCAGCACAAGGTGATGACCAGTTAATTGCATTGGCAGATACCGAAGATGCAGCCAAGCGCATATACCAACCAGACCATGTCAAATTGTTTCCAATAATCATTGGTATCGACCCAGCAAGGTTTGGTGATGACAGATCTGTAGTGTTTAGACGGCAGGGCAAGCAAGCATTTAAGCCTGTTGTATATCGAGGTATAGACAACATGGAACTAGCGTCCAGAGTAGCCAATCTGATAGAGCAACATAAACCAGATGCAGTGTTCTGTGATGCAGGTGCTGGTAGTGGTGTAATCGACAGACTAAGGCAGTTGTCATATGACGTAATCGAGATACCGTTTGGTGGCAAGGCAATGAAACCAGAGCAATACATCAACCGTAGAACAGAGATGTGGTGGTTAATGAAACAATGGATAGAAGAAGGTGGTGCAATACCAAACGATGTAGCCCTTAAACAAGAGTTAGCAACACCAATTTATTGGTATGACAATGTGGGTAGGCGTGTATTGGAAGGCAAGGATCAAATAAAAAAGAGATTGCAGGGTGCAGGGTCACCAGATTTAGCTGATGCACTAGCACTAACCTTTGCCCTCCCAGTAGCCAAGAAAGTAGCAGAGGACATATACATCAAAAGACGTAAAGAAGCTTCACAGAAAGCGGACTATGACCCATACACAAGAATCTAACTTTGTTCGTATAGCAGATGGTTTAGATGTAAAGCCATTGCTTAAATTACTAGATGCCAAACCTGAGTTATGGAAGGAAATACAGGTAAGGCAACAATTTACTGGGTCACCACATAAAGATACCGAGTCGATATACGTTAGAGGGCCATTAAAAATGAGCCAATACTACGTTTTATGGGATACAGGATCATACGATTACCCATGCATGGAGTATTTAGAACCTGCATTAGTGCCATTGATGCGACCAATACTAAAAAAACTACAGGTAGAAGATATGGGTAGGGTACTTATTGTCAATTTAAAACCTAGTGGCCATGTAACCAAACATAACGACCAAGGAACGTATGCAGACCACTACCAAAGATTTCATCTTGTACTAAAAACTAACCAATGGTGTAACCAAACTTGCGGAGATCAAAAGCAAAAGTTTGAGGTAGGCGAGGTTTGGTGGTTTAACCATAAGAAAATACATACTGCGGACAATGTTGGCACGACAGACAGAGTACATATAATATTTGATTGTGTACCAAAAGATTTTTTATGACTAGTGTGACCGTAACTAATGATAGTAAAGCTACTGTAAACGAAAGTAGAGTACCTAAAACAGAAATTAGACTCTGCACCTTAGATGAATTTAAGGTTTTAGGAGATTCATTATTTGAAGAGCATTACGAAGAGATTGCTCGTAACAAACAAGTAATGAAATTAAAGCCAAATTACAAGCTGTATGAAGCACTTGATGCAACAGGTTGGTTATTTATCTATGTAGCAATGCAGGGCGATGTATGTATTGGTTATTCTATGAACATAATGATTTATCACTTGCATTATGCAGATTTAAGAATCGCTCAGAATGACATTTTGTTTGTCAAAAAAGAATTTCGGGGTGGACGATTAGGTTTACGTCTAATAAAAGTCACAGAAAATCATGCAAAATCTGAGGGTTGTAAACTTATGTTATGGCACGCTAAAGAAAACACCGCTTTAGAAAAGTTGCTACCAAAACTAAAATATGGTGTACAAGAAATCATGTATTCTAAGGAGATTTAACCAATGGTAGTAACAGCACTAGTAACTACAGCAGCAGCCACAACTTATGCAACAATTGAAGCAAACAATCGTGCAAGAGAACAAAGAAAACAGCAAGAAAGAGCATTAGCAGAACAAAGAAAAGCTAATGAACAAGCTAGACAACAAGCAGAAGCAGAAGCACAACGTGCTGACATTGAATACAACAGAGCAGTACAAAAACAACCAGAAGTACAGGCTATTGTAAGTAGAAGTGAAGAAGCAGCAAACCAAGGCCCTGCTGCAACAGTATTAACTGGTGGTGATAATATGGTTAACCCAGTAGCACAAGCGGTAGCTCAAGGTAAAAGTAAAAAAGGAGGAGGTAGAGGAGATGCTAGTGGAGGTAGTTTATTAACAGGTCAAGTAGGTGTAGATCCTTCAGCATTAAATTTAGGTGGAAATAGTTTATTAGGAAACTAATTAATGAAAACAAAAAAAGAAAAATTAATAACTAGGTGGGGTCATCTTAGGTCTGAAAGGGCTACATGGTGGTCACATTGGCAAGAAATTACAACATATTTATTACCAAGAAACGGACGCTATTTTCAACAAGATAGAAACAAAGGACATAGAAGACATAACTCTATATATGACAATACTGGTACAAGAGCGTTAAGAACATTAGGTGCTGGCATGATGGCTGGTGCTACATCCCCTGCAAGACCATGGTTTAGGTTAGGCACGGCAGATCCAGAATTAAATAGCTATGGGCCTGTCAAATTATGGTTAGCAGATGTTACACAACGTATGCAATTAGTATTTCAAAAGTCCAATACATACCGAACATTACATGGAATATACGAAGAACTTGGAGCATTTGGTACGGCTGGCTCTATTATCCTCCCCGATAGCCAAAACGCTATACATCATTACCCTGTAACCATTGGTGAATATGCAATAGCTACGGATTATCAGGGCAGAGTAAACACTTTGTACAGAGAATTTCAAAAAACAGTAGGAGAAGTGGTAAGAGAGTTTGGATATAACAAATGTTCAACGTCTGTTAAAAACTTGTACGACAGGGGTAGCCTAGATAGTTGGATTACATTGGTACACGCTATAGAACCAAGGGATGATAGGGATCGTGATTACAAGAAAAAGGACAATATGAATATGCCATTCAAGTCTTGTTACTTTGAAACAGGCAGTGATGGCGATCAAGTGCTACGAGAAAGCGGATTTAAAGAATTTCCGGCAGTTGTGCCTAGATGGGGTGTTGCAGGTGGTGATATTTATGGCAATTCACCGGGTATGGAGTCGTTAGGTGACATAAAACAGCTACAACATGAGCAATTACGCAAGGCACAGGGCATTGATTACCAAACAAAGCCACCATTGCAAGTGCCTAGTTACATGAAAAACAGGGATGTGGATAGTTTGCCGGGTGGAGTTACGTTTATTGATGGGGCGCAGGGCAAAATTGAGACAGCATTTAACGTAAATTTAAATTTAAATCATTTATTGGCAGATATCCAAGACGTAAGAGGTCGTATCAATGCATCATTTTATGCTGATTTGTTTTTAATGTTAGCTAATGCTACTGACACACGCATGACCGCAACAGAAGTAGCAGAAAGACACGAAGAAAAACTGCTTATGCTAGGGCCAGTATTAGAAAGATTGCATAACGAATTGTTAGATCCATTAATTGATATTACTTTTGACAGAATGGTAGAAGCTGGACTAGTGCCACCAGCCCCAGAAGAGTTGCAAGGCATGGAATTGAGCGTAGAATTTGTATCTATGTTGGCACAAGCGCAACGTGCTATTGGTACAAACAGTGTAGATAGGTATGTAAACAGTATGGGTATGGTT